TAACTTATTATTTTCCATACTTAACTCCTATGTTATGCATATTTTTGATTATTGCACAAGTGATTATTGCACCTGTGAGTTGATTGCAATTTAGACTCAATATAAACTGCGAAAAAATAGATAGAAAACTTATGTAGCTTTCCGACCTATTGTCTGTGACAACCAGAGACTGCATTATTCTAACTCGTCTTCTGGTGTTGAAAAGACAACAACCTTATGTTCTACTTTGACAGGTCTAGCACCAAGTTCAGCAGTTGCATTAGCTAAAGCCATTGCCAACTTATCCTTACCTACTGTGTCTAGCATATGTCCAACATCAGGTGTTTCTTTGACGTGTGTTATAAACATATTCAATCCTTTGTTTATGCAACTTCTAAAAAGAAGTTTGATTAATAAAAATTCTTTGCTGATAAAGGAACAAGCGAAGCAATAGAAAGAAAGTAAAGGTTGCCAGTTATATTAACTTAGTTCTAACCGTTGCAGTTGGAACTATCGCTTTGTTCCTACAATTGGATATAACATTTAAATTTCATTATTCTATGGAACACACGTTTTAATTGTTTCAGTGCCACTAAAATTGTTTCAGCGATACTGAAACTTTTAAACCACGTGAAACATTACTTCTTCTTGTTAAGTAATTTCAAACTATCTACGTGGTGTTTCCATTGATTAAATAAAGTGGTGAATACAGTATAGCTTGGTACTTTAGCTTGGTTCTGATTAAAAATATTTTTTACGTATTCTGATTTGTGTAGTTTCTTAACTGTATATTTCGCAAGTCCTTTTGATTGTGCGTTTTTATGTTTGTCATAATAATATCTTACAATATTGATAATACTTTCAGAGCCACGCCAAAACTCTTTTTCAATTCTATGTTTACGCCATCTGGTGTCATTACTCGTCATACCCTCACATATATAAAGAAATGCTTCTTCTATATTTACATTTAATTCATCACATACTTCTCTTAACTGCATAAAACCAAAGACTTTATAATCTCTATGTTTCTTGTGTGTTTTAGCCATTTCCACAGGATTAACTAAGTTATGTTTTGCTAAATAACTATTTAATCCAAGATCAATTGCATACGGTTTTCTCTTTTCATTATCTGGAACTTCTCTACGTCTTTTAACTAGCTTACTTTTAGCACCACCTAATATCGTATTGCCTGTTGTTCTTTTCCTATAAGTAGCACCAAGTAATCCACCACCTTTAGGTACAAATGGTGCAAAAGGATTAAATGGAAATGATGTTCTCAAAAGATTTTTATTAAACCCAGTTATTGGTTCTAAATCCTTATTTAACTTCTCTTGTAGTTTAACTATTGGTTTTAAAGGTTCAGATATTTTGTCTTGTACTTCCTTTAATTGTTCTCTTAATCTTTGTAGTGATTGCTCTTGATTTCTTTTTACCCTCTCTTGGGTCTCTAACATTATCTTCTTATAAATTTCGTTTGTATGTTTTGATGGTGGTGCAACAGTCTGTATTATCTGTCTATGACCTGCTTCATTCTCTTTACCAATGTTATCTATTTCATCAGCTATCTTCTGTAAGTCTGATTGTTTGATTTGTTTTTTAGCCATCAATCATATCCAAAGTCTTTTGTATTTCTTTTTTAAGATATGGTATTCGTTCTGCTTTATTCTCAGGTAAGACTACAAATATATCTCTACCTATTAACCTGCATAAATCGTCTAAGATTTCTTCTAGCTTCTGTTGGGTTCTTGCTTGGTTTTGTGTATCCATACTTACTTGTATATATCAGAATGAATGGTGATACTTCAAGTCCACCCACAAGTTTGTGGAAAGAAATGTATAAAGTTTCAAAACAGATAATGAGAAAGATAAACCGAAAAAAATTTTTCAGAAAAAAAATGAAAAAAATCCAGTAAAAGTAGTGCATTAGTCACAAAGACTAACGCAAAACCAAGTAATCATTAGCTTATACGCAGAAAAAACGTATCCTGTATACGTTATAGGTGTACCCCCTATGTTTTTTTGCAGAGTACCCCTATGGGTAAAAATAAAATTTTATACTATACGTAAGGTTGTCAGATTTTTTCATCAAAATTTTCTCCTGTAAAAAACTTATCGTATAACGAATAGTCTACTGCATACGCTAAGAACTCCTCACAGTTATTAAGAATGAACTGTCTAGCCACCTTAGACCTATCTTTAGGTGAAACTTTGGGTTTCTCCTTGTTGTCTACCTGTAAATCTGCCTGAACAACAAAATCTTTTATTATTTTCTCTAGCTTATTCTCTGGCTTATGTTTCTTAAAGAGTGCTTTGAGATATATTATTTTAGGTTTTTCCATAACTTTATGTACAATAAGAGATACTTATAGTCAGATGTTGTTGGTATTTCTTATTTCTGCATAAAGATATAACTATAAGTTTAACTATAAGTAATATCCTAATAGTGGCACTTAATTATAAAACAACAAAATCAAACAACTTTAAGAGCATTTCTAACCATAGAAGCTATTTTCTTACTATACTTTGCTCTGCTTCTATTCTTTCTTTTCTTTGCTGTGCTTCTTGCATATTCACTTGAAGATAACCTTTGGATTACTTTTTCTGGTAAATATCTTTCACCTGTTACACTAGACTTCTTTCCTGACTTGGTTCTCCACTTCTGAGCCGACCAGTTCTTTAAAGACTTCTGTGATGGTGCTAGAGCCATTATTTATAACCCCCACCTGCTTTCTTATATGCTTTAGCAAGTGCCTGTGCTTTACGCCCACTCCACTTACCACTAGGTGTACCATAAGAATTGCTATTCATTATTCTCTGAAATATACGTTTTCTTAAAGTTGGTTTGGTATAATTACCTGCTTTATTTACTGTTGATTTTTTCTTCATATTTTAATCCAAGAGTTATCTACTGGGTCTCCAAAGTACTTCTCCATTTCAGCATTAAAGAGTTCTTCTTTACGCATTTTCATAGCTAGTTCTTGGTCTCTTGATAGATGTTTGACCCAATGATTACAGGCAACTTGAAGACAATCTATTCTGTCGTCTTGTGCCAAAGAATGTACTTCTTTTTGTAATCTGCTTATTTGATAGAATAATTGATACCTCAATGCTGTTTCTTGTGGATACAACATATTAGTTTCTTCATAGTCTTTTTTGACTACATATTTATCTACTATCAATCTGTGTTGTGAAATTATTGGCTCTAACGTATCTAATATTCTTCTATGTTTATTAGACTGTTGATGAACCATTTCAGTCGTACAAGGATATTGCTTTATTAAATAAGGTTTTAATAATGCTTCAAACATTCCCTGTCCGAAATTCTGTTCAATAAGTATTTTGTTTACTTTGTGTTTCTTAGCAACATCTACTAATTTAGATAAAGTGTGTTCAGAATAACCTGCATTGAAACCACCAATATCTAATAAATAAATATTACCGTTTGCAAATTTAGTGACACAATAGGCAGTTTCATCACGACCTTTACCACTTGGGTCAATTGCCATTACACACCCTGTATATGGAAGCCAAGACCCCTGTATATTCATAGGTCTATAATAAGCGTCTCCTTGTAAACCAACATTAGGTAAATCATTATGTTGTAATTCAGGTGAACTTGCCCAGATAACTTTTTCTGGTGCATTTTCAGGATTACAATTCATAACCACTAAGTCTGATAATTTTAATGGAAACTTATTTAAATCACTTAACGTAGTATCTAATTGATACTGCATATTGAAACCTAGTCTTCCATAACTAGCTTCTCTTTCTAATAAATCTTTTTCGTCAAATCTTGTTGGCTCAGTAGGTTTACCAATTAATTCAGTAGACCAAGTATTATTAATTAAAGGTGCAAGATTAGAACCGTAAGATTTTATTTGTTTCTCACTTGGGTATCTAGCAGTCCAATATCTTATCTTATAACCTCTCTCTTGAAGTTTATTATAAATACTCTGTTCACTTTGTGGTGTACCAAGATATACAATTCTAGAAGTATCTGGTTTAATTACAGCTTCAAATTCTTTTATAGCTTCAGATAACTTGTCTCTCATAAACTGAGTTTGAGTATTTCCTGAAGTTTCAATATCGTCAGCTACAACTAAGTCAGCACGTGAACCTGTAATCTGAGAAGTAATACCTAAAGACTTTACAGTTGGTTGCTGTGAAGCACTTGCAGTATTTACATCAAAACTAATCTTTGATTGTCTCTGTTCGTCTCTAGGATACAAATGTTGTAGTATTGGTATCTCAGATAATAACCTTAAACAGAATGTACTAAAATCGTCTGCTCTATTTTTAGAAGCAGATACAACAAGAATGTTTATATTGGGATTTAATAAAATTCTCCATAATACATAACTTGCTGTAATCCAAGATTTCCCTACACCTCTAAATGCAGAAACAATAATCCTACTATCACCATTAGCAATATAGTCTGCTATATCGTATTGTATTTTAGTTGGTTCAGGTAAGTTTAAATGTTTCCAAGTGAGATATAAAAAATTTCTAAAATCAGTTAGTTTTGTTAGAAGTTTTTGGTTTTTCATCAAATGGTAGTTCCTCTATTAATTTAGTTAATGGACTGTCTTGTGTAGGTACTGCGTCTATTCCATTATCTCTAAGAAACTGTCTGGCTACATTTAAGTCACTAGATTTAGCTTCTGGGTCTTTAACTCTTTTTAGTAATTCCTCTGCTAAAACTCCGTGTAATTCTTTTAATTTATCACTCATTGATTTCTCTCTATTCTTATAATTTTCATATCATCACTTAGTTCTGCCTTTACTTTTGAACATATATAAAGAGCATTACTATTTCTGGTAGCTATACGTTTCTTTTCAATACATTTAGAAACACTAGGCATATAAGTCATTTCTGTTAGTTTTTGTTCTGTACCAACAAACATTAACAATGCCATTATTTCTACCATTAGTGATTACCATTTTTTCTAATTAACTTTTCTACGTCTTGTTGTAATTTTTCTATTTTCTTTTGTGCTTCCATAAGCAAAACTTTTGTATGAATATTGTCGTCTAGTTGAATTTGATGTTTCTCAATAATACTTGCGTTCAATTCAATCAACATCAGCATTTCTAAATTTTTAGGTGTCTGTTCAGCTTTCTTCAATAAGTCAGCTTCCATCAATTGCTTTGAAGTTTCTAAAGTATTTATTCTTTCTACTATTCCAAAGTACGCCCAAACTCCTACTGCAACTGCAACAACTATACTTATGAGATTTCTCATAGGCATTGCTATTGAAGTGTTGTCTGAAATTTTCATACTTTTGCACCTACTTCTCTACATTCAAACTTAACTACAATTTTATTTTGATTTATGTAGTTAGTATCCCATTCTTCTAATTCAGATAAATTTTGAAAAGTTTTTTGTGCAACACCATAACCTGCATTAATACAGTCATAGTGTGTGTTAAACTGCCAACCAGAAAAAGAACTAGATGGGCATTGTCCAGTAGTAATACTGCACATATACAACACTAGAAGATATTTCACTTAAATTGAAATACACCTATTATTGTTGCTACTATTGTTCCTAAGAATACAAGAACTTGAACCATTCCTTTACCTTTAGAAACATCACTTCTTAAAGATTTAACTTCTTTATTTAATTCTTTAATGCTTTCTTGTATTTGCTTCATTCTTTCTGCACACAATTTTTCGTGTGAAGATAAACGTAGACCAACTTGTTGATTAACAAGTGTCTCAGCTTTTTTTCTAGGCATTAGAACTGACCTGCACCATTATTGTATAAATAGCTTATTTGTGCGTCTGATAAGTTTTGATTATATATTAACCAACCACCAGTATAACCTTCAAAGTTATAAGCATTTACACCTGCACTACCTACATTATCAAATCCCATAAATCCAGAACTAGTATAACTATTAGTACCTAAAGAATTACTAGCACTTGTTTTGTGATATAAAGTACCACCTACATCTGTAGTAAATGTTTCAGTCTGACTACTTGTTCCAGTTGGCGATTGCGTATATCTAAATGCGTAGAAGTGCCAATCAGTCATATTAAAACTTGTTTGACCACTCATTGTATTTATATTAAAAAAAAAAAAAAAACCAAAAAAGGCAGAAGCCATATAAACATCTACACTATTATAGAAAAATTCGTTGTGATGTCCTGTTCTTGAAAAAAAAAAAAAAAGT